GATAATCCAGGACCTAAATGGAAAGCAAGATATTGGAGTTGCAAAAAATGGTAAGTAAATATACAACAACTTGGTCAAACATACAAGAGCAGATGAATGAGTTTACACTTGTTTACGTTGCTAGATGGAGAGGTAAAGACGGTAAAAGATATGCGTCACCTTTTAAAACAAAAGACTCTGCTGAAAAGAGAGCAAAAGAATTAAGAACACAAGGTAATTCTGAAGTATCCGTTACACAAGATACGTTAAAGGGAAATATTAAGTGGGCAAAAGATAACGGACCTGATATAAAAGGAATGCAGAAAGAAGATGTAGCAATTAATATGCTTGAGGCGATGAGTCCTGCTCAAATTAAAAAATTAAAAGATAGTTGGGCAGAGATAAAATTAATGTCACCTGAAAAAGTAAAAACTTTAAAGAACTTTTTAGACAAATATTCTACAGATACATTAATGCAACTTGCACAATCTGGTATAAACTTTGTATCTAACATGGCAAGAAGTGTTGCAATGAAAAGAAAAACAGGTGATATGAAACATGCTGGTTCAATGAAAGAAGAAATGACTGACTCTGAAAGAATGGCTAAAATGAGAGCTAGTCAAATGGCACTACAAACTAAATTAAGAGATTTAGATGTAGGCGACGCTAAAGATAAAACTAAAATCGCAATAGCTAAAAACGACCTAGATAATATACAGATGAAGATGGATCAATTAAAGAATAAGACACAAAAAGAAGAAGTACATCCTGCAAAAGCATTATTAGAAAAACTTGAAGGTCTTAAAAAAGTAAGGAGCAAAAAGTAATGAACAAAAAATATTTTGATACAAGAAAAGATAGCTTAGAGGATAAGATTAATACAATTGCTTCTGAACAAGCTGCTATTTCAAAACCAGTATCAGACGTAAAATTATCAGTAGAAAAGAAATACTTTGAAAGTAAAAAAGGATCACTAGAAGATGTAGCAAGTAAACTTGTTGAAAGTAAATTAGATCCAGTAAACAAAGATGCTGTAAAGAAAAAGTTTGACAATAGACAAGACAAAGATATTGACAATGATGGAGATACAGACTCAACTGATAAGTATCTACATAAAAGAAGAGCTGCGATTTCTAAAAATATAAAAGAAGAACAAGAAGCTTCTTGTGGTTGTGGTCCAGAATGTGATCATTGTAAAGGAAAGCACTCAATGAAAGAAGTTGGCCAAGAATGTGATTGTTGTGGAAATAAAATTAAGGCTGTAAAAAAAGAAGCTGTGGATAATCCATATGCAGTAGGTATGGCACAAGCAATGAAATCTAAAAATGATAAACCACCTTTAGAAAAATCTACAATTACAAAAGCACACGATATTGCTAAGTCTATTATGAAAAAAGAAGAAACTTGTCCTAAATGTGGTAAAGACCACGCAAATAAAATCAATGCTTCAAATTGCATGGGTGAAAGTAAAAAAACTTTTTCTGATTTAAGAACTGAAACTAAACTAGTTAGACTTGGGAACAATGGTAAGACAGATACAGGTCAAAAAGCTGCAGTTATAGACCTTGAACCGTCAGCAAAACCTATCTAGTTGCGACATTTTGTCAATTGACAAAAGCACTATTATATGATAGTATAATAGTATAAGGAAAACACTATGACTAAACCTATCATATATTGCGATATGGATGGAGTACTTGCAGATTTTAAAACAGGTGCTCAAAGAACCACAGGCATGTCAATACAAAAATGGATGAATATACCATCTAGTAGAGAGAAGTGGTCGCACATCAAAAAGAAAAAAGACTTTTGGTCAACACTACCTTGGATGCCTGGTGGCAGACAACTATGGTCTTACATATCAAAATTTGATCCTCATATATTATCAGCATACGTAGAAGAGTCTTATGATCCTAACTGTATACCTGGTAAGACAAAATGGTTAAGTAAAAATGCAGGCATATCTAACAGATCAAAGATAAACCTTGTAAGAAGAAAAGAAAAGAAACTCTTTGCTAGAAAAGGTAATCCGTCTATTCTTATTGACGATTACGAAAAAAATATAAAAGAGTTTATCAATGCTGGTGGTACTGGCATACATCACACAAATACATCAAAAACTATTGCTCAACTCAAAAGACTAGGCTTCTAAACTTATAAATAGTATAGTTATAACAATAATTAACTAGTTAAGAAGGAGATAGAATTATGTCTTTATGGGGAAATGATGTAAAGCCTAAAAATCTTACGACAGCTGAAAAGAAAGAAGTTTATGCAACTTCTCAAGGTTGGGTAAGAGAAGCAGGCTCAGTATTGTCAGGTAATGATAATCCAAGTGCAGATCCAGAAGTATTAGTAGCAATCGGTGGATTAGCTACAAATATGGGTTCAGCAAATATTACACAAATAGAATTTGTAACAACATCAATCGGTGCAGGTGCTGGTGGAAACATTGACGTTAGAGTAAGATTTAACGAAAGAGTTGACATTACAGGAACACCACAAGTAACAGTAACTAACGACCAAACAGGTAGTGGTACTGATGCTACATTTACAGCAGATTACAACTCTGGTACAGGAACTAACGAAATTGTATTCAGAGCAACTTATGGTGCTGCAGATGGTGGTATTGCTGCGAATGATGTATTATCAATTGGCTCTAACGCAGTAGCACTTAACAGTGGTACTATTAAAGATGCTGGTACAACAACAAACTCTACAATTACAAACGCTGCTCAAACAGGTACATTAACTGTTTCAGCATAATAAATTCATATAGGGGCGCTCAAGTGCCCTTATATATACTATATGAACAAATTGATCTAGGCAAATACCTAGAGTAGCATTCCCGAAAGGGTTAACAGGAGAAAAAAATGGCAGACAAAAAAATAACGGCATTGACCGATTTAGGTGACTCGTTGGCATCAGCTGACTTGTTTCACGTAGTGGATGACCCAGCAGGGACACCAATCAATAAAAAAATATCAGCAGAAAATGTGTTTAACAATATACCTTCTTGGTTAGGTTTATCACAAGATTCACAATCAATAACTGCTGACGCTTCATCACAGGTTGCAAACGTAACTTCAGCAATAACTGAAATCAACGCTACTTCAGCAACTGGTGCAATATCATTAGCAGATGGTTCTGATGGACAAATTAAGATTTTTATTAATACATCAACAAGTGGTACAAATGACGTAGTAATTACACCAACTAACTTGCGTGGTGGTACTACTATTACTTTGAATGCTCAAGGTGAAACAGTTGTATGTATATTTAAAAATTCAAACTGGAATGTAATCGGCGGACATGGTTTCGCAGTTGCGTAATATATTAGGAGATTATTATGGGAGTAACAACACAAACGTTAATGAAAGAGAAATTTGCTCTTCAAAAAACGTTTAATGAATTGAACAATAGAATAAAGACTATTGATAAAGAGTTAGCAGGAATGAAAGCCAATTTGAGTGCTGTTCATGGTGCCTTACAAGAGGTTGAAAAGTTAATACAATATGATGATAGCTATGGTCATAAAGATGAGCTCAAGTATGGTCAACCAGTAGATAAAGAAACTGGTAGACCAATTGAAGGACCATCTTTAGATATAAAAACTAAGGAAGAACCTCAACAATTAAATGAGGGTGATAAATGAAAGAAGATAGGGATAGCTTTATAGAGGATCTTGCTGACAATACACCAAATGAAGCTCAGTTTGATAAGTTAAAAGAAGCTGAAGTACATGACGCTGAAGAAGACCTGGTAGCAGGTAAAACTTATAAGAAATTAAAGGACGAAGTAAAACGAGGAAAAAAATGAAAACATTTAAACAACACATAAAAGAAGGCGGAACTATGGGTGTTGGAACACCTCATCAATCTTCAGTAGAAGATGGATCAATGGGTGCTCACAATATACATGAACCTGCAATCTTACAAAGAGTGAATGCTTTTGTTGGATCTATTGCTGATAAAGAGTATATACAGCCTGAGGCTGCTCTAGCTCAATTAGAAACTAGATTAAGAACAATTGGTGTTCAGTTAAAAGACTCAATAACAATTAATGATAAAAAAGGTAACTTTGAAAGTGCTTTAGTATTTAATGGTGGTCGTTTCGGTAAAGATACCGACGGCTCTGACATAAATGATGATGGAATTAGTCATAAAGTTGGTAAAGAGTTAAAACTAAAAGGTAGATACGAAACACTAGAGAACGGCGCTGTTAAAGTTTATGCAGAGCTTGGCTAATGTTTGATAAGATAACAAAGAAGAATTGGTTATTTTACGCCATAAAAAACTACAATGTTCCTAATTTAGATAGTGAACAGGAGTTTTATGAGGATGTGAAAAGATTTAAGTATCTTAAACGCCTATTTCGTAAATATAAAACCACAGGTGAACTGAAAACTAGATTAGTATTAAATCATATTATAGTATTGACAAATGTTTTTGGTAATGAGGCTGCGGCTACATTATTATTATTTAAGATTGAAAGAGAGTATTGGTCTGTACTAAAGACTTTCTTACAATATTTAAACGTAATAAGTGAAGACGAGTTGCCAAATGTGAAAGTAAATAAAACTTTGTTATCAAGTTTGGAGAAATTATAATGGGAAGAGCAATAGATTTATTAATAACTTATAGAGTAATTAAAATGTTAGTTACTCCTTGGAAACAACATGACGCTTATAAGTTGGGTATAATTGATGACAATGGTAAAGTATTAAGAAAAGCTAAAACTTTGAAATCAGCAAAAGAAAAAGATTCTTATACTATACTACACAGATTTGTGTTCAATTTGAAAAGACTACTGGGATTATTGCCTGGTGGTAAATCAAAGTTTGCCTCATACGCAACTGCCTTGGCACTATTGTTAAAAGAGAATAAAGATATTAACGCTGTAGAATTAGAAAGAAGTTTATATAAACATCTTATTGAAAATGACTTGGTCGCTTATGATGATGATCTAAAAGAGTCTGTAGGTTTTGATTTTTTACCAGAAGGTAGATTTTTAATGATTGACAGATTAGAAGATTTAAATGGCGAACAAACTGCTGATGTAGGTGATGTAGTATATACAACTGAAAATCAGAAACCTTTTGATAATCTATTCGGCGTAAATCTATATCATGTTATAAATGAAGATACAAAACAAAAAATTATTGTATCAGAGGATAACATAGAAAGGATAAAATTCTAATGAAAAGTTTTAAAGATATGAGAGAGGCTTGTTGGAAAGGTTATAAACAAGTTGGTCAAAAGAAAAAAGGTGATAGAATGGTACCTAACTGTGTACCTGAAGAAGCGCCCGCAAATGCAGTAGGTGATGGATCAAATGTTGCTATGCCACCTGCACATGAACCTGGTGTACACGTAAAGAAAAAGAAAAAGGATGTAACTAGTTTATTAAGACGTGAAGACTATGATAAAGTTGAAGTAGAAAATTTAATTAATAAGATTGAGTCTAACCAAGACGTAGAAGAAAATCAAATTAAACCTATAGTAAACAATATCAAATCAAAAAAAGAAAAAGGTACATATACTGAAGAATTTGCTATGACAGCGTTTAGATATGTTGTAGATGGTCAAATAAAATCTACAGTTTCAGAGGATTTTAGAAATACAGTTGCTTCAAAATTACTATCAAAATACGTATGAAAACTTATAAAGAATTAAGAGAATATATGAGAGGGTTCGCTATAGGACCTGTTGACACATTAAAACCTATGGCATCCTTAGGCGGTTCTCAATCTTCTCCAGATAGAAGATACACAGCACAATTGCCTCAATTAGCAGCAACAGCAAAAGGTCCAGGGATAGGAACAATTAAACCTATGGTAACAGCACAGAAAATTAAAACACCTGCAATAAAACCTGACTTTAGATCAACAGGTGAAAAAAACATAAAACGTAAACAAAAGGATTAATATGGAACTATTATTAACTTTAGCAATGAAGTTTTGGCAATGGTCATTACTGATATTACTTGTAATTATAGGATTTATTATTAACTTATTAGATAAAAGAAAATCTAATTTAAAGTTTTCATATGAAGAAATGCCTCAACTAAAACCTGTACCGATTAAAACAAAAGGTAAAGGATTTTGGAAAGGTATTGCAATGTGGTTATTATCAACAAGAAATTGGGAACTAACAAAAAACTGGAGATATAACATAAATGGTGCCGAGTATGTAATACCAAAAGGTTTTCAATTTGATGGTGCAAGTATACCAAAATTTTTAAGAACATTTTTTTCACCAGTTGGCGTATTATTAATTGGTGGTCTTGTACACGATTATATGTACAAGTACACTGCTTGTAAACCAGCAGATAAATCAGGTTCACTTCTATTAGTTGATCAGAAGAAAGCAGATCAAATCTTTAGAGATATTAATATAGAAGTAAATGGATTTTATTTTATGAATTATCTTACATACTGGTCATTAAGAATAGGTGGCTTTGTTGCTTGGAATGGTCATAGAAAAAGAAACGCTAAAATAAAATAGGAGACTAATATGTTTCTAACAATAGGATTAGTTATAGGTTTTATACTTGGTTGGTATATGAACGAAAAGTTTGAAGACTTAATTGAACTTACTGATAAAATTAAATTTTGGAGAAAATAACATGGCAACAGAAGCAAAAGCAAAGACAACAAAGAGCTCAGCCAAGGCTGGAGCAAACGCAGACACATCAAAGAACCTAGGTAAAGGCACAACAGCCAACGCAGGTGCATACGCAGAAACAGAAGCAGGTGCAGTGGCAAAAGCAAAAAAAGGCAACGCAAGTGCCAGCGTAGGTGCTCACGCAGAAGTGGGAGCATACTCAAACGTGGAGAACGAAACCAAGGTCGGTGGAATTGGAGTTAAATCAGAAGCACACGCAGGAACGAAAGTTTATTCAGACGTGGGTGTTAGTGGTTCCATCGGAACCAACGGTGCCAAGGGTGAAGCAGGAGCCATAGCAGGTTCATGTGCTGAAGTAGGAGCAAGTACCACGGTTGGTGGCGAAAGAAACAATGCAGGAATTGGTGCAAAAGTTTCAGTTGGTCCACAGATTGGTGCTAAAGTCGGTGGTGGAGCAACAGTTGAAGATGGTAAATTAACAGTAGGTGCAGATGTTAAATTAGCACTTGGTGTTGGTGTTACATTACAACCAAGTATTACCGTTGATACAAGACCAGCGGCAAATGCCTGCAAGGCGGCTGGTAACGCAATCGCAGCTCCATTCAAAAAAATAAAAAAACCATCAAATCCCTTTAAGAAGAAGAAAAAGAAATAGATGGCACACAAGATTGACGAAAAAACAGAACTAAGGGTATCGCTGAAGACACTGGCAGTGATTTTAATTGCTGTTGTTTCGGCGGCGGCTTTCGTGTTCCATATGGAGGAGAGACTGGATCTGTTAGAACACAACACCATGATGAACAAGGTCCAATTTGAATCCTACAGAGAACAACCCAGCCGTAGCCACACAGACGTGGAAGTGATGAAAAAAGAACTAGAATATTTAAAAAAAGAAGTTGAAAGATTGAGGAACAAATAATGTTTGGTGGTATAAAACTTTTTTTTATAGGCATTATCATTACGTCTTTACTTGGTGCTGGTGCCTATGTTTTAAAATTACAAAGAGATAATGTTATTCTTAAAGAGAACGCAATTAAATTAGAATCTGCTATATCTGAACAAAAGACTTTAATAGAAAATCAAAAGAAAGACTTTGCTGAAATACTAGAAGCAAACAAAAAAATAAACGAATTAGTAGGTAATCTTAAAAAAGATTTAGACGATTTAGATAAAAGATTTTCAAAGAAAGATAGAGATATTGGTAAGTTGGCCATTGATAGAACAAAGGTCATAGAAAGAATTATAAACAAAGGTAGTGATAATGCGACAAGATGTATTGAAATCGCAAGTGGATCACCATTAACTGAAGAAGAAAAGAATGCTACAAAGAAGTCAGAAATCAATCCTGAATGTCCTTCTATTGCTAATCCCGCTTATATTCCTTACTAATTGTAGTGGGGTAAAGCAGTTAAGTATATTTAAAGAAGAAGTTAAAAGACAGGAACTTAATTTAGAGAAACCTACACCTCTACAATTAGAACAGATTAAATGGATTATTATAACATCTGAAAATGCTGATGAAGTATTTAAAAAGATGGAAGAACAAGGTTTAGATCCAGTCTTATTTGGTTTAACAGATAATGACTATCAACTGATAGCAAAGAACTTTGCTCAAATTCGTAATCAATTAAAAATTACAAATGATTTGTTGGATAAGTATAAAGAATATTACGAACCAACACCTAAATAATATAAATACTAATAAAGGAAACATCAATGCAAAAGACTATTTTAGGTCTTTTATTATGTTTCATTATGGGACTTACACAAGTTGCTTGGGCTGACACGACCTCTACATCTACAGACGCAGTAACACAATCCAATAGTAGTGGCTCAAACACTTCTATTTCGGGTGGTTATTCCGCAGAAACCTCAACGACCTATCAATCAGGTTCAAGTAGCAATACCTCAACTACAAATACAACTAATGCCTATACAGGTGACCAAAGAGTTGTAAATTCAACTTCAGCACCATCTATGTCAGCGATGTCACAAGACCTTTGTGTAGTTGGTATATCAGGTGGTATTCAAAAATTTGGTATTGGTATATCTGGTGGTACATATAGAACAGACGAGAACTGTGAAAGAATTAAGTTAAGTAAAGTTTTAAATGATTTAGGTATGAAAGTGGCTGCTGTATCTATTCTTTGTCAGGATGAAAGAGTATTTCATGCTATGATTCAATCAGGAACACCTTGTCCTTATAACGGCAAGATAGGTGATGAGGCATTAAAAGAATGGAAAAAGTTTGATAAATTAAGACCTGACTATGAGAGATATGTAGCAGACTTAAAATATATTGAAAAAAAACAAGAAGAATTACAAAAAGAATACGAAAAACAACTTGAAGAAAATGCTGAAATAATAACAAAACAGCAAGAAGAATTAAATAAAATTGAAGCTGAAAAAAAAAAGTTGATGAAGGAAATCAACGAAAAAAAGAAGTAAATAAAAAATGGATATTGATACCCTTAACATTATTCTTTGGAGTGCCCTTATAATTTATGCAACTTACAAAGTATATAATTTTATTCACAGTCTTAATCCTTACGACTTTAGTAAAAAGTAGTAACGCAGAAACTACTTGTACTGAAAATGAGTTAGGTGACCAGACTTGTATTACAACTAGCACATCAATTGTACCTGGTGTTACTACAGATAATCTAGTATCACAGGAGTTTTTAGATGGTAGCTGGACTTATAACAATAATTCAAATCACGGAACAGGAACAATTGCTGGTGTAGATGGCCAGTATTTCGAAACTACTGTATCACTTAACAATGACGCCAACTTATCAAAAGAAGAAATCAATAGTGGATTTTCATCTACTTTTGGATCAGATATATGGTTTTGGACTTCTAACACAAATCAAAATGTCATATTAAAACAAACATTAACAGATGATAATGGTAATATAATTACACAACAAAGAACCATCAATCATAATTCAAACTATTTTCAAACACACACGGATACAATTATTGTAAATTCAAATAATCAACAAGATTATGATATTACAGCTCGAATAGAGGTAAATGTACCAGGTGTAACTGGTCACGGTGGAGCTGATATAAAAAGTCCTACTTTAAATGTAACCACAAACGGTTCAACAGAAACTACCACAACAGAAACATTTACTTACTGTTACGATAGAGTACCAAACGCTTGTACTTACGACAACGAAGCGTTAGAAGAAATAGCAGATTTTAAAACAGATGATGGTAAATCTTATGATGATTATATTAATGAGGTTGTAAAGATAGAAGATTTAACCGAAGAATTTAAAGTTGCTAATATTGATACTACAATTATCGTAGAAGATTTAGATGGCAAATTAGAAGAATTTAAAATAGAAGATTACGCTGTAGAAACATTTAATAATTTTATTGAGGCAAATGATTTAACAGAAACGTTTGAAACAGCTTTGATAGAAGAAGATTTAGGCAAAGAAGAATTTTTTGACACAATGACAGATAGTATTAAAGAAGAATTTGGTGAAGACTTTGATATGGGTGGTGATGACTTTAAAGAAGACTTAACAACCGAAGGAGGCCCTAGTGACCTAACTGAAAATACCGTTGAAGAAGAAACCGTTGAAACAGAAACTAATACAACTGACTTAAAGGAGTCCAATGATGCAACTACAGAAACGAAAGTTGAAGAAGAATCTAATGAAACAATTTCGGAATCAAAAGATAGTGAAACTGTATCTAATGAATCTGATGTGGATAAAAATACGGAAACAGAAGGAACGGAGACGGAGACGGACGCTGATGAAAATGTGGAGACAGAGGAGACTACAGGAACTGAACTTGCGACTGACAGCATAGAAAAAAAAGTTGAAAGAGTTATCGCAAAAGTTTTATCAAAATTAGATAGAGTCGAGGATCAGGTACAGGCCATTCAGTTTGTAAAAATACAAGGTATAAATGCTTCAGGACCAAGTCTAAATGTTTATAAAAAGAAAATATTAAAAGACAATGTTCAACTAAATGGTGTACCTAATCCAGACTTTTTTAATCAACTAAATATAGAGCAACAACAAGTATATACAGATGTTAATTTAAATGTATATACAAATAATGATCCATTGACAATCTTACAAAATGAACTAGATAATATTAACATAGAGAAAAATAGATTGTTGCTTGAAATACAACAATTAAAAAGAGGATAAAGATGTTAGATAAATTAAAAAACAACCTTGCAAGTATAGCTGCTTTGATAGCTGCTGTTGTAGCAATTGGTGGTGGTTTTGTAAAGTATGGGGAGATTACTACAAAGTTATCTCAAATTGAAGCAAGTCAAGGAGTTGATTTTGCACCTATTGAAAAACAAATAGATGAAATTAAAAAAGAGATTGATGGTTTAAGTGCCTCTATTTCAAAAAACAAAAGTGCTAATAGTGACGTAAATACAAAGGCACAAGTTAATGAAAAAGAGATACAACTTTTAAAATTACAAATACAAGAAATACAAATTAAATCTAAAAACCCACTAGGTGGATAATGGCCGAATTAAACGACATACAGAAACTTGCTACAGATGTTCAGGTTCTTAAAACTGAAGTTGAACAGGTTGCTAGTGTAAATACTAAACTTGACAACGCAATAGATAAATTAACTGATATATCAGGAAGTATTAAAGCTATGTTGGCCGTACACGAAGAAAAACTATCTAAACAAGAGGAAATTGATAAAGCAATATTCAACCTAATAGAGAGTCGTAGAGTCGAATTTGACACTAATTACAAAGAACTACACGCTAGAATCAATAAGATTCACAAAGAATTAACAGACGAAATTGAGATGTCTGAAAAGCGTTTAATGTGTGAAATTAAGACTTTAAACTCAAATTTAGACGGTAGGATAGGCGTTTTTGAGAAATACAGATGGATCATCATAGGGGCAGCAATCGTACTAGGGTTGTCTATGCCTCAGATATTAAGTGTTATAAAAATCATATAGTGGCTTGACAAACACGTATATATAGTATATACTGTTTTATATGAGTGGTTACATTGATCTAAATTATATCAGCAAGATACAGCCTAGACTACAACAATTTAAAAAGAAAAGAGATTATCTATTCAATTTTCGTTGTCCTGTTTGTGGTGATTCTAAAAAGTCTAAAACAAAAGCAAGAGCATATCTTTATAGAGTAAAGAATGATATGTTTTTCAAATGCCATAATTGTAGTGCTTCACACAATTTGGCTAATCTTATAAAACTAGTTGATCGGCCATTGTACGACCAATACATTTTAGAAAGATATAAAGGCAGTAAACCTGCTAGTGAAGAAAGTCTGTTTGAAAGATTTAAAACAGATACAAAAACAAAATTAAAATCTACACCCCTACAAGGTCTTATGGCCTTCAGTAAATTAAATGATGAGCATCCTGCAAAGCAGTATTTGATAAAACGAAAACTGCCTACAGAATACTTTGACCGATTATATTATTGCGACAAGTTCCAAGAGTATGTAAATAGCATACGCCCAGGGACGTTTGATAGTCTAAATAAAAAGTACGAACATCCTAGATTAATAATACCTTTTTATGATGTTGGTGGTGAAGTATTTGCTTTACAAGGTAGAGCGTTTGGTAAAGAACAACCAAAATATCTAACAATAAAACTACAGGAAAACAAACAAAAAATATTTGGCCTAGAACGAATTAATCTACACAAGAGATTATATATAGTTGAAGGTCCATTAGATAGTTTGTTCCTTGAAAATTGTCTTGCGGCTGGTGGTGCTGATCTACAACTACCTGTTGAAAAAAAAGATGTTGTTTTTATTTTTGATAACGAACCAAGAAATAAAGAAATTATAGATAGAATGTATAAATTGATTGATCAAAATTATATGATAACAATATGGCCAGAAGGTCAGAAAGAAAAAGATATTAACGAGATGATCGTAAACGGTAATACAAAAGAACAAGTACAAAAAATTATATCAGATAATACCTATTCAGGTTTATCAGCAATAACTCAATTAAATTCATACAAACGTTGTTAGGGGAAAATATGGTTACGGGAAAAGAGTCGATAAGCGTCAAAAAAAGAAACAATAGAGGAACAGAACCTCTTAACATTGAAAAGATACATGAAATGGTTGAGTATGCTTGTGAAGACATCACAAATGTTTCATCATCACAAGTAGAAATGAAAAGTGGTTTACAATTCTATGATGGTATAACTACAGATGATATTCAACAGATACTAGTTAAGTCAGCTGCTGATCTAATAGATTTAAATTACCCTAATTACACATACGTAGCATCCAGATTACTATTATACAGTTTGAGAAAACAAGTTATTGGTAAGTTATGGGATCACCCACACTTTTATGACCATGTAAAAAAAGTTGTAGATTTAGAATTATATGACAAAGAAATATTTACGAACTATCAAAGAAAAGATTTTGATAGAATGGAGAACTGGTTAAATCACAATAGAGATTATGATTTCACCTATGCAGGATTAAGACAAGTCATTGACAAATATCTTGTACAAGATAGAAGTACAAATGTGGTATACGAAACACCACAGTTTATGTACATGATGATTGCGGCTACACTATTTGCTAAATATCCAAAAGAAAGGAGAATGAGTTATGTTAAAAAATATTATGACGCTATATCAACGTTTAAGATTAATATCCCAACGCCTGTTATGGCTGGTGTCCGTACCCCTCTTAAGCAGTATGCTTCTTGTGTCCTTGTTGACATTGACGATACTCTACCTAGTATCTTTAGTAGCGACATGGCTGTTGGCCGTTATGTTGCCCAAAGGGCTGGCATCGGAATTAACGCAGGAAGAATCCGAGGTATCAACTCACGTATTAGAGGCGGTGAGGTACAACATACGGGTGTTATACCTTTTCTCAAAAAATTTGAGGCAACTGTTAAGTGCTGTACTCAAAACGGAGTACGAGGCGGATCAGCAACAGTACACTTCCCAATTTGGCACCAAGAAATAGGTGACATTATTGTTCTTAAAAACAACAAAGGTAGTGAAGATAATAGAGTTAGAAAACTAGACTACTCAATACAACTATCTAAACTATTTTATGAAAGGTTTATCAACAACGAAGATATAACTTTATTTTCACCACATGAAGTACCAGAGTTATATGACGCATGGGGTACACCTGACTTTGATGATCTGTATATCAAAGCAGAAAGAAAAACCAGCGTTACTAAAAAGAAGATAAACGCACAAGAATTATTTTTTGATATATTGAAAGAACGTGCTGAAACAGGCCGTATCTATATTATGAATATTGACCATTGTAATACTCACTCATCCTTCAAAGATAGAATTTACATGTCAAACCTATGTCAGGAAATAACTTTACCAACCACTCCAATACAACATATTGATGGTGAAGGTGAGATTGCTTTATGTATCTTATCTGCCATCAATGTGGGTAAAATAAACAAACGTGATGAACTACAACCATTGTGTGATTTAGCAGTAAGAGCTTTAGATGAAATAATAGATCATCAAAAGTATCCTATAAACGCTGCCGAAATATCTACAAAGGCACGTAGAAGTTTAGGTATTGGTTATATTGGTCTTGCTCATTACCTTGCAAAGAAAGGTTACAAATACGATCAGAAGCTTGCATGGCGACAAGTTGATAAACTAACAGAAGCATTTCAATATTATCTATTACATGCTAGTTTAGACCTTGCAAAAGAAAAGGGTCCTTGTTCAGCATTTAAATCTACAAAATATGCAGATGGTATATTACCTATTGATACATATAAGAAAGATGTTGACGAGTTAGTTAAAAGAGAATTTACTTACGATTGGGAACATTTAAGAAAAGAAATAAAAGAACATGGTTTAAGACATAGTACATTATCAGCACAAATGCCTAGTGAATCTTCTAGTGTAGTTTCTAATGCGACAAATGGTATTGAACCACCTAGAGATTATTTGTCTGTTAAAAAGTCTAAAAAAGGCCCATTAAAACAAATAGTACCTGAATATTCTAAACTAAAAAACTTCTATACTTTACTTTGGGACATGAAGGGGAATGAAGGATATATAAATATCGTTGCAGTAATGCAAAAGTATTTTGACCAGGCCATATCAGGCAATTGGTCATATAATCCTGAAAACTATACTGAAGGTCAAGTACCTGTATCAGTAATGGCACAAGACTTATTGACAACATATAAATTGGGTTGGAAGACTTCTTACTATCAAAACACATATGATAGTAAAAAGGACGAAGACGAACCCACTCATCCAATTGGGTTCCACGATAATGTGCCTGAGGATAAACCAAAAGAAGAGGACGAGAATTGCGACTCGTGTACAATATAAATGAAGACAGTATTTAATAAGAAACAAAATTTAGACGCTACAAAACAACCATTGTTTTTTGGCGAAGACCTTGCTGTACAAAGATATGATACATTTAAGTATCCTATATTTGATAAATTGGCTCAACAACAATTAGGTTTCTTCTGGAGACCTGAAGAAGTATCTTTACAGAAAGATAGAAACGACTATGCTCAACTGTCTGAATCACAAAAGTTTATATTTACATCTAATCTAAAGTATCAAACAATGTTAGATAGTGTACAAGGTAGAGGTCCATGCCTTGCATTTTTACCTTTCGTAACTAATCCTGAATTAGAAGGTGCCATAGTAGCATGGGACTTTATGGAAACAATTCATAGTAGAAGTTATACATACATAATTAAAAACTTATACTCACAACCAAGTGATGTATTTGATACTATTATTGAAGATAAGAAGATTGAAGAAAGATCAAAAGCAGTTACAGAAGCATACGATAAACTAATCGCATTAGGTTACAAATGGCATAATGATCCTAAATCAGTTGACATTTACGAACTAAAGAAAGCATTATGGCTTGCGTTAGTAACTGTAAACGTATTAGAAGGTTTAAGATTCTATGTATCATTTGCTTGTTCGTTTGCATTTGGTGAATTAAAACTTATGGAAGGTAGTGCTAAGATATTATCTCTTATTGCTAGAGATGAAAGTCAACACCTTGCAATGAGTCAACAGATTATCAAAGCATATCTTACAAAAGAGAATGATAAAGTTATGAATAAAGTTATTAAAGATACACAAAAAGAATGCTATCAAATATATGATGACGCAGTACAACAAGAGAAAGATTGGGCAACTTATCTATTTCAAAAAGGTTCTATGATAGGACTATCAGAAAAACTACTACATCAATATGTTGAATATATAGCAAATAGAAGAATGAGAGTTATTGGTTTAGAACAAAAGTATGAACACTCATCATCACAGAATCCATTACCTTGGACACAACATTGGTTTAATAGTCACTCACTACAAAACGCACCACAAGAAACTGAAATAGAAAGTTATGTTATTGGTGGTCTTAAACAAGATGTAACAAAAGATCAATTTAAAAAATTTAAACTATAAAGGTATAAAATGAATCAACAACCAATCTTAAATTTATTAAATAGAAGACAGCACGTTATGACCTACGATACAGAGGACATACCTGAAAAACAATTGATTGAAGATTTATTATGGAAGGCATGGAAAGTTACACCATCTAAAAACAATTTTATGCCATATCATTGCAATGTATTAGGTCCTGATAAGGTAGAAGAAAAACGTAAGATATGGTTGAAAAGTGTAAAAAATAGTAAAGATTTAAACGAAAAGGAAACTACCTTTAAATCAGAAAAAGATATAGAATATAATCCTTATTTTGAACATATAAAATCAACACCTTATCTGTTGGTTTTTACACAAAGATTAGGTGTACCTAATGAATATTATAAAACATCTATAAAAAAAGGTAATTTTTATGAACAAATGCACAGTAGTCACTTAAAAATTGTTTTTCCAGATGCCTCACTTGAAGTAGGAATGTGGATGGCTAATTTATCTGCTTTTGCTTTAGAGAAAGATTTACATACGTCTGTATTAAAATGTTTTCCACATGAATATAAAAAATGGTCAGATTTACCTTGGGTAAAACATCCTGTTATATTATTAGCTAGTATAGGTAAAGCAAAAAAATTTCGTAGAGAATCAATGAATGAAGCTAGAAAAAAGCAAGATAAGAAACCAGAACCAGAAACCATAATAAAATGGATTTAAAACCTACAACAATCATATTACTTATAGATTTTGAAGGTCATCCTATATTAGGAGATGACTTTACAAACAATCAAAGATTTTCTACATTAGCATGGTTATTAAATGCAATAAGAGAAAAACCTCTTGTTATTGTTTCTGATCATATACCTGGGCAACATAGAAAAACTGAAGAGGTTGCAAAAATAACTAGAATAGAAAAAAGAAACATATGGTTAACTATTGATCCACGTGAATGTTCTATAGAACGTATTGTAGATGAAGTACATAGAAAAGGTTATAATTTAAAAAATGTAATAATTGGTGGCACAAATACATCTGGTTGTGTGATTAGAAGTAAACCTTATTCTGCTATAAGTTGGGCAAAAAAAGGTTTTACTGTACAAGTATTATCATCAATGTGTGCCGACTATCAAATAACTGGTGTAAATGCTACTGAACAAACACAAAACGCATTAACAGTTGCATGGAAAGATATACAACAAGCAAAATTGTTTGATAAAATAAGTTACATAAAGGATTACGAATGTCAGATAATATAAACAAAGTACAAATAAGTTGCAACGTTTGTGATGTATCTTATTGGGTAAAATGGTCAGACGAGGACGCTGAACCTATTAGTTGTCCTTTCTGTGGTGCTGACTCTTCTATTGAAGAAGAGGATGCGATATTTGAAAATGAAGAAGAACAAGACGATTGGAATTGATTATAGTTTAAGCAGTCCTGCTATATGTGTATGTAGAGGCGAGTTTAAATTAGATAACTGTAAGATATACTATCTTACAAATGTGAAAAAATATGAAGGCAATTATTGTAATGGTAAAATAAATGGCAGACTACATCTACCCTATACCACCGAACAACAACGACACGACCAGATTTCCGAGTGGGCGCTTTCTGTTATTGATACTGCTATTGGTAATATTTTTATAGAAGGCTACTCATATGGCAGTAAAGGACTTGTATTCAACCTAGCAGAGAATATGGGTGCTCTCAAACATAAACTGTACAAACTAAACAAGAGATTTGAAAGTATAGTGCCTGGTCAAGTAAAGAAGAATGCTACAGGTAAAGGCAATGCAGACAAGCTTAAAATGTATGAGCAATTTGTAAAAGATACACATATTGATTTGATGAAAGAATTTGATCAAACAAAACTAAACAATCCTGTAACAGATATTGTTGATTCGTTCTATGTTGCTAAGGCAGGATACGACAGAAAATAGACAAGAATCAGTCAAAAGTGCGTCAGAATAGCACACTTATACCCTAAAAACCTAGTAAAATCAACGTTTTTTATGCTTGACTTTTAGTCATTTTTCATATAGTATATACGTATATGAGAAAAAACAACAATAAAAAGGACAACACAATGAAACACACAACATTTAATATTGTTTACAAAAGAGAATACTTTGATTCCGAAGACGCAGAATATTTTTGGAGTAGTGACTCAATGTATAAAAATGTTCCTATTTCTAAAATTAAATATTATAGAAAACAGTTATTAAAATTCAAAGATTACATGGATAAGACCTATAAAGAAGACGCAACAAACTTTGCTGGCGCTACTGCTATTGAGATAATCTATCCAGACGAATATTATCAAACATATGAAGATGTATTTGGTTCAGAAACGGCTGCTGGTGACGATAACTTATATAACGACTTTGGTCAGTTATACCAAAGACAAGGTTTTAGAAAAGACTTTAATCCCGATATGACAAAAAATTACAAAACTAAAAGAGAATATATAACACAACTAAACTAAGGAGGACACTATGACAATAGACACAAATATAATATATACAAAAGAAAATATAGGTAAAAACCTATACAGAAAAAAAACTTATTATACACTTGTTGTTGAACAAGAGGTATTGGCTAAAGATAAAGACGAAGCTGATCAAAAGTTTTTAGATGATGGTGGCATTGATCACTCACAAATTAACCACGAGATAACTACAACTAAAAATAGTGTTGAAACTTATATGGTTGACGCTAATTATTCAGATAGTGATACAACAGAATATCTTGGTAAAGTATCTTATACAGATGATGAATATGCTGAAGAAAATGGTGATGTAGAAATTGATCAGTATGCTGATGAAAAGGCTTTAACAGAAAAAGAAGAATCAGATGTTGATATTGCTTTACATTTAGAAGCAGAAAAGGTATACGGGAAATAATGTATAACGGTTATTTTGCTATTGCATTAGATAAACAAAGTTGTAACGCAGTTAAAAAAAGTGCTACAATGAGTGTATTAGTATCCGATCATATTACACTTGCATTTAAACCAAGTGTTAAGGTTTTTAATAAGTACAAAAATATTGTAGGTAAAAAAGTTGGTGCTATGATTAATGGTTACAGAGCAAATAATCACATTGACGCATATTGGGTAAAAGATATGTTTCTATTAGATAGTAATAAAAAAATAAAAAGAAATGATAAAGGTGCTGCTCACATCACTTTATCACATAAAGAGGGTTATAAATCAGGTGACGCTAACACTATGTTTACAAATCCTAAAGTAAAAGACAAAAGACTTGGTTATGTAGAAGGTACTATTAAATACTTTAATTATGATAAAATATAGACTATTGACAAATTGATTAAAATGTGCAATAATAATAGAATGTCAAAAAAAATGACAAAAAAAGAACAATTAGATTTAGTAAAATTACAATATCATAAATGGTTGAGTACATTAGGTCTTAATGTAAATGTAAAAACAGGCCAGATTATCAAATCAAAAAGAGTACCTAAATCTTTAGATACTTCAATATTCAAAATAAGAGATTCTATACCAACAAGTGATAGGATAGTGGGTAGTACCTATAGAAGATATTATAGTACAAGTTTGCCTGCTGGTAAAACAATATCTGTAGCATATAACAAAGGCGGTTATCAAGTTGTTGATGCTAAAGATTTTAAATCAATGGGAAGGAAAATATAATGAAAACATTAATGCTGTTATCAATAGTTGCCATAATGACGGCTACTATGGCAAAGTCCGAAGAAACAATGGACACTAAAGTAAAGAACTATATTGCTAATGAATGGTCAGAAATCAAAGAATTTCAACAGGCATCTTGGCA